AAAGATGCGAGTAAGCCTGGTTGGGAGACCAGGTCTGCGGAGCCGATTGTTGCGTAGCTTGGTTGCTGCCCTGACCGTAGTTCGCCGGGGTAAACTGAGTCGCTGGTGCGTAAGGTTGACCCTGGAATGGGGATTGGACTGGTGCGCTCAGCAGGTTCACCACCTTGTTGAACGCCGATTCCCATGGGTTGCCCTGGGAGTCCGCCGGTTGGGATTGGGGGGCGTATTGATACGGGGCTGATTGGTAATTGGGGGCTGCCTGAGGTACCGCTTGGGGGTAGCTCGTACCCACCTGGTACGCTTGGGGTGCCACCTGGTAGCTGACCGGTTGGCTGGACGGAGCCGGAGTCACGTAACTGCTGGGAGCTACGGCCACCTGTGCTTGGCTCGTCTGTGGGATCGATTGGACGGTAGCGTCCTGCATAACTCATCTCCTTTTGTAAAGCTTCGAGAGTTCGATACAGATATGGGGTTAAATCCAGTCTGGGATCCGCTGCCATCGGTAAGTCCGGTGATTGCGGGTGAGGGGTCTGCATCATGCCTCCCACCAAGCGAGCGAATGAAGAATAAGCATTCTGCAATTCACCCACCATCCTGAACGGGAACCCAGATAACATCTCGGCCCGCTCCTCATCCGTTTTTGACGGGAAGAGGTATTTCAGTGCTTCAATGCTATCAACACCTAATTCTTGTAAGTTGCGCACCACGATGGAGTTGTTAAGGATGTCCTGAGTGGAATCCTCATAAACAGGCCCTAACCAACGCCACTGAATTGTGATGTCACCATCAGGAATGAGACCCAGTACTCCTGGCGGAATTTGCTGAGTTCTTACACATGCCATCATCAGTTGCTTGATTCTTTCTTCAAAGCCAATGAGAGCATCTTTGTACATCTGAATTTCTTCTTCAGATGCATCTTCTGCAGGCTCAACAGGTTTTTCAAGTCCTGCTGCAGCAGCAAGGGTTTCTCTAAAAAGACGCTCCTCTTGAAAGATGATTAGTTCTAAGCAACGGCAAATGCCATACGAATAGACAGCAGTTGCTTTTTTCTTAGACGTAGCAGCTACGCGACCAAATAATGATTTGTATTCAGTAGCAGTGACACCAGCAGAAATCGAAAGTTCATCAACACCGCCAAGAGCAGTGCGAATCTCTTCCCGATATTGACGAGCGAAAGCGTTTTGGTCTCCAGTGATGGCATCTGGGACGATGTAACCAACCCTATCGTTTGGCTCCAAGTTGGCAATGATGCGTGGGACCCTGATCTGCCCATCAACACCACGACTAATTGGATCTGCCTTGAATGTTGAACGACTTAAAGAAGATGCACTACCAAAACCAGAGTTTGCTGCAATAGAAGGACGTTGTACAACACCGTCTCCACCAGCTTCAATAAGGTCAGTCTTGGGACGAGAAGAAAGAAGAGTTGGGTTACCAAAGAACTGTACGTTTTTCCGCATCGTGCGGATCATTTCATCATGCGTAACAATGTGATTGGCAAGTGCATCAAACTCACCAACACCTTCTGTAGAGAAACCTTTGGGATTATTAAAGATTTCTACACAGGGAATAAAACCGAGAGTATTGCGATATGTCTTTGTTTTACCAGGGGTTACACCCATGGGTTGGTCAAAAGAAATCTCACCTTCTGAATGAGTTTCTTCAATTGTTTTTCTTTTAATTGAAAGGCGGATATAACGCTTGCTTCCCTGGCCACCAAGAGTATCCATGCCAGAGATTGAAGTTTGATTAATATCTTGATTAAAGCCAAAACCATTTTTGACTTTATAACTGTATATGATGACGACCTCATCCAGCTCACCGTCGACGTTGTAATAGGAACGATACTCGTGCTTACGGAAGAAGTAAAGTCGATAATTGCTTTGAGTAGGACGGATATAAAACAAGCCCTGGCCGTCACACAAGAAGTAGTCCCAAATGGAATCCAGATGGGTATCAATCTGATTGTATTTGACGACTCGGTCAATAAAATCTTTTCGTTGACTTCCAAAGTTGTCTTGGGCTGGAAAAAATTCAACACCCTGTCGGATGCCAAACATTTTCATCTGCGCTAAGTGGGCCGCGACAACGCCAGTATCTACGCCAATTCCACCGTCTTTCTCAAGGTAGGAATCAACAATTTCTTTAAGACGAGATTTAGCGTCGGCAGCCATTAACTATTTTCAACCCAATGGAATTAGTTTAACAGTTTTGATTAGGAAACATATTTATTTAAGAAACCTGCCGGAAGCTGCTGACCGATTTGAGGTCCCAGGTAAAAACCTGCGTTACCCATGGGATTCATGCCAGGCATAAGAGCTTGGCGAAATTGAACATCAATTGCACCCTCTCTGCCAGGAGCATTAGGAGGGAAGATGCGAACAGGAGAAGTTCCAGTAGGTTTTGGTGCACCGGGGCGATTCTCCATTTGCATTTGTTTGTATTGATTACCGCCACCAAAGGGGAGATCAAGGCCAGCCATAAGACCGCCTGTATTACCTATGTAACTACCTTGAACACCTGGAATGCCAAACATGTGACTAACTTTTTCTTTTTCTATTTTACTCTTCTATTACTTCGTAGCCACTTTCATCATTCAAACGAGAAAGAACAATTCCTTCTCCTTTAAGATTCCACGAGAGAATATCTCCTTCCTGCCAGCCGAGTTCTTCAATAATTTCTTCGGGAAACTCAATAAAAAGTTCTCCGTCTTGATCTTCTTGAATCTCGATAATGTAGCTGGTCATTTCAAAAGGCGATCCATCATTCTGTCCAGCTTACTATTGATTTCCTTGAAGGTGTCATGCATATGCTGGATTTCCCGTAAAAAGTCAACCTTTAATACGTACTCCAGAGGCATGCGGTTGAAGCTATCGTCTAGGTGTTCAACCTTTTTTTCTTGAATTGTCACGCGATCAGAGAGCTGTTTTATTCGTTCGTGCGACCTGGATAACAACTTATTGGCAGCCCAGGTACCACCTGAGACACCTGCAATACCTGTTGTAATCAGAATCGCCAGGTACTCAGGTCCCATGGCAATAGCTTTTTTTCTTATTCTAATCGTCAGTAATCAACCTGTAGATTACCCTTCTTTGCTAATCCGTTTACGAGCCAGACAAGCGCGTCAACACAGTCGTCGTGACTACTAACACCAAAATTGGTAAGCTCTTCAAACATAGCTGTGAAGTTCCGGTAACGATTAAAGATAAGTTTCCGGTCCTCAAACATACCCATAATTCCCCTGAAGCGAGCTAATTTATCGGCCCTGAAACCTTTAACTGGATGCCAGATTAAATTGTAAAGACTGTCCCCAGTTAAACAGATTCGTTTAAAGTCGGCTTCCAGGGATGCCTGATACTGGACAGCTTCTCCCCATATATCACACGTGTTGTAGGTCGGAAAGTAATGACCGTTACTATCTTGTCCAATAATGGACCAGTCACTCAATAGTTCTTTTAGCGCGTCAAGTTTTTCTAGGTTTCCCATCACGCGCATGCGACGGTAATCAATGATGTGAACTTTGTCACCAAGGCGTCCGCCAAGAACAAATACGGTGTAATCATTCTTTTCTTTAGTACCAGCGGAGAGGTCGACCCCAACCCCAAGAGCATCAAACTCTGTTGCAATCTCAGCTTTAACAATCAACTCAGGCGCCAGAGACAACTCATTCTGCCTGACGATTTGATTCATGTACTGGAAAGAAAAAGCGATTGGTGCTTGTCGTTTCTTCTCTTTTAAATAGTCAAGAGACCACATCTCTGGCCAATAAGACTCCTCGTCTCCGGTTTCTGGATCACTCTGGATAGCAGAGAGAACAATTTGCGTCCAATTATTTTGTGAATTGAAGGTAGTTGCATGGATGTCATCATGCCTGAATCTGGTGCCAAGACAAATCGCTCTGCCACCTTCGAACATGGTTGGTGCGATAACCGCGTTCCAGTTATCCTGCATCATTTTTCTGATGTCAGGGTTGGAAATATCTGATGAGCTTTTGATAGCGTCATCGATGATTACAAGTTGGCTTCGTTTTGAGGTAACTGCCT